CTAATCTACGCTTGCCATTGGCTTCGTAGCTTAGTACTTGTGCTTTGCGTGATTCTTCTAAAATTCTATTTGCTTTCTCACTGTACAGTTCTTGTACTACTTTAACTTGTGATACTACTTGTTGCTGTCTTTCGTCCACACAATGTACATCTTCTTTTGGTACACTTGGTCTAATAGTTTCATTAGGTGTATAAGTAGGACGCGGCGCTTGCGTAATATTCACGAACTAGCTCCTTCGATCCTCTTAATGTTTGTAGAGATCTTTTTATCAAAGTCGGATGGGTGTTGATGTGCAAACAGCCCTTCGCTTAATGCTCTACTAAAACTTGCACTCATATCTAATTGTTGACTAAGTTTAGAAACTGCTTCTGAAGTTGTATAACCGCCACTAAGTCCGACTAGCTTTTTAACATTTTTGTGCTGTGATAACTCTTGGTATAAATTTGCTTCGTCAGGTATAGTAAGTTTTAAAATAACTTGTCCATTAAAGTTGTCTAAGTAATCTTCCATTGCATGTCGAAGCTGTATTTCAGTATCTCGTTTTTCTTTAAGATCAATTGGAACTTCTGGCTCAACAATTGGAGTTAGGCCGTTGTTAACAATTGTCTGCGCAATTTCAAACTGTTGTTTTAATATTGGGTCAATGCTGTCTGTAGTCTTAACAATGCTACGCATCTTAGTACCAGTGCAATCATTTTCGTGAGCAAACTCGATCATAGCTTCAACGTCAAATGCCTTTAGTGTACCATCAGCTTCGCATCCGCTATCAATTTTAACATAGCTTTCAATACCCTTGTTTCTAAGTAGTTCTGTAATTCCACGTTCAATAGTATCTGTATAAAGTATTGCCGCCCAAATATATTCACCGTTAAATAATGGTGAGTTAATCATTCGCAATCGCATTTGATGGACAAGGTCCATTTTGTTTTCTTCTGTATACTCTTGTTCGTAACGTTCTAGTACACTGCCTGTTGATCCGCCGCTGTGATCCATTGCCGCTATAAATTTCATAGTGTGTTCTCCTCTTTATAATTAATTATCTTTGTTGTGCTATGTCCTTCAACTGTAGGAAAAATAACAACTGTAGCAAGATGATTTCCTACTACTGTAGCTGGAATATAGTCTCCACCCTTTACTATAATATTTGGCTCTAAGATGGTTATTGTTTCCAACGGAGTGTCTTCTTCAAACACTATTACTTCGTCTACAAAACCAAGCATTAACAGGCTTTCCTTGCGGGTGCTTTCATCGTTAATGGGTCTTAAATCACCTTTTAATCGCTTAACACTGGAATCGCTGTTAATGCCCACTACTAAGCGATTACCTAGTGTTTTGGCATGGCTAAGAAGCTTTAAGTGCCCAATGTGTAATATATCAAATACGCCATTAGTAAACACAATAGTATCTTCAATATCGGTTACTGTAAGTGTGTATGTGCCTACGTGCTTAACTGCTTCTCTAGAACCTCTAACAGCAAGTTCTAAACACTTCTTATGATTGTATTGCTTTGTTAATCCGTATACAAATGCGGCCAAGAAACAATCTCCTGCACCTGTAACATCTGATACTTCTACAGCTTCGACTGGAATATCGTAATCTGTATTATCTATTGTAGCAACTACATTATTGCCTGCATTAGTTGTAATAATATTACCCTGCCAGCTTATAAATCCAAACTTAGTAAACTCACTATAGTTAGGTTTTATTAGCCAAGCATTGATATAATGATTTGCATGTTCCTTAGGATCTACAATTACTTTACAACCAAATGCATTTAAGTGTTCAATTATATCAAGTGACTCATCTAGTACACCTTTATTATAATCACTTAATATAACATAGTCGTATTTTGTAAAATCAGTTGCTTGTACAGCGTCTAATACTGCGGCACTGTTTGCATGTTTATCATCGTCAATGCGTGTAACATAATGTCCATCGCAAATTACTCTAGTCTTAATACTTCTAGGCTGTTCGGTATCAAATAGTGTTACGTCAACACCTAAGCTCTTTAAGTTTTTGTAAACAAGTCCTGCACCGCCAAGGGTTTCAACTTCACGCAGATGCTTAACAACAGGGACAGGAGCTTCAGGACTTAAACGTTCTGAAGTGCCATAGATATATTTGTCGATTATTACATCGCCGATAACTAATACTTTCATAGTGTTATTATACTTGATTAGTTAAGATTTGTCAAGTAAATCAATAACTTTAAATACAGTTTCTAGCTTGTTTAGACTAATTTTACTTTGAAGGGTGTTGCGCAATCCGTGATGTAATGGCTTGGGCCATTTACTAAAACTTACCCAAGCATAGCCGTCATGTTCTGTATTAAGTTCAGGTATAAATTCCTCCTTAATTACACATAGATATGTATGAAAGGAAAACTTACTATCAGTAGATACAAATGTTTCTAACGGCATAGTTTTAGTAATAGGAGGAAGCTCGCCGATTTCTTCAGTAATTTCTCGCTGAAGACCTTCCCAAGGAGTTTCTGCCCCTTCGTTAGTGCCGCCCACTAATCCCCATAATTTATTATGTTTGCCACTAGCTCGATGCAAAAAGAGAAATCTTTTTGTTTTTAAACTATAAAATAAGGCTCCACTACAGACTATTTCTTTCATAAAAATAGTTATCCGTTGAGTGCAATTCTCCATGTTCCTTGTGGATACTGCCCTTCGACACTAAGTAACCAATCTTCACCATTCCATCTGTACTGTGTGCCAGTATTTAGGTTAGTAGTGTATGTTACTGTAGTTGCATTAATTATAGCTGATGCATCAAATACTATGCTCCAGGCACTTCCGCTCCATTCAATAATATCATTTTCACTAGCAACTAAGTCTGTATTATTTGAGTTTTTCCAAGCGTCGGCACCGTCAACATTTCCTGTTGCTCCAATTGCTCCTAATAATAATACTCTAGTTCCTTGTGCTTTAGTAGCTGGGAATGTTTTAGTTGGGTCAATAATATAATCAATAGATGTTAAAGCACCTAATGATCTGTCGCTACTTTCAATTACAGTGTTAGCTGGGAATGAATCAGTATCCCAGCTAACAGCAATTTGTGTATCGTCTATTGTGTTTAATGCAAACGTGCCTGTAATTGCTGTATTAGTGTCTAGTTTATTAAGATAGATTCTACTAATACCCGGCTGGTATGATCCCGGATGCGAGTCTAGTACATTCCTCCAACTAGTCTGTCCAATTGTTCCTTTATCTAATAATTTTACAATACTACCGTCTACATATGCATCATAACCCATATAGTTAGTTGTTTGTGTTATTGAATTATTAGTTGTTTGCACAGTTCTGCCACCGTTCTTATCAAGCGCACCAGCAACACTAGCGTCATCAAACGCATTAAGTTCTGGAACTGTTAATCCTAGTTCAATAGTACCTTGTGCTTCGTCAAACATGCTTGTAATAATATTTGTAATTACACCTAGTCGTTTAACTTTAACTGGAGGTGAGATCCATATTGGAGTTACAAAGGTTAATGTAGCGACATCAATTGAGTCGTCAACACCGACTGGAACTGTTCTAGAACTAAAGTTTACATTATCTAGTGTAACAGTTGTTAAACTAGTCCAGTCAATGTAGTTGTCTGTTGTTTGTATTTCTAAACTTGGGTTAAACAACATTAAAATTTGTTCAAGTAACTGTAACTTTTGATCAGTATTCGTTGTCCATATATCCACATTAACTGTAAGTGTATACGGTGTTGGCATTAGTCGTTCAACTGTATAATTCTTACCTTCGTAATTTAAATATTCCTTCCCAGATTCGTCGTATGCTTTTTCTCTAACATTAACTTTGCTCACATAACTCGAATCACTTGTGCGATCTCTGTCAATTGCTAATGCTGTAATATATACAGCCATTCTAGGGGCACTAGGTATTTTATTTTCTGAGTTACCTTTGATAATACTTGCTACTTGTCTAGTTAAGTCACCATACATAACAGGAACAACAACTTCTGCACCTGCACCGTCTTTATAAGCAAAATTGCTCATCATCCTTACTAGTTGTGTAATGTATCGTCTTACTTGTCCGTCATAAAAGTGTTGAGACATTAATTATCCGCCTTTGGTCTAAGTGCTTTCGATAAGCCTTGACGCTCTGTTATTGTTTCTCCAGCTATCTGACTAGTAGCTGTATTGTTAACAAACGTACCTTTTTGTGTATTGCGATCAGTTGTGTTAGATAGTGTAACACGAACATCGTCTTGTACTTTAAGCCACCTAGTACCATCATATTTAAATAAACGTTTTGGGCTCATGTCTGTCCTTAAAAAGTAATCACCGTCTTCTCTAGTTGCAGGGAATCCAATGCCTTGACCAAACGCCGCGCCATTTGGTGATTCTCCAGTACCTAGCAAGTATCCTTGATAACCGGCTCTGTTTGGTCTATCAGCAATTTCATCTGCGCTTAGGCTAATGTTACTTGCATCTAAATCTGTTTCGTCAGCTGTTTGCAATGCAACACTTCCGTCTGCGTTAGTAGCTAACGTATAATAATGACTAATATCAAATCCGCTCTTTGCGGCATCTGATTCTGCTTGAGCAACAACAGCATTGTTAATTTGCATTTCTGTTTCGTATGTTGAAAGTAAATCTCGTAGTGTAGTATCAGAACCTTCTTCTGCAGGTAAATTTAATACCTCTTTGAATTCTTGACTGTCTACTAACGACTTTAATTTTAATCTATATAAGTGCGGATACCAAGTAGGACTAAATCCTTCTGCGGCTCTGTTAATATCATCTATAACATAAAATCTTTTAAGTGCCATTGTATTGTTATCAAGTGCATATTCATCTTTCAAATGCGGCAACTCAATTACATCGCCGTTCATAGGCTTTCTGCCAAGTGTCTTAACACTGCTATTAATATGTACTGTCATAAACACTGTATCATTTTGCAAGAACATACCAAATGCACTTAGATCAAAATCTATATCTTGTATATTATAAATGCCGCGCATCTCGTATATAGAAGTATCGTATTTTCTATCTCTATTTTCTAAAAACAACATATCTTGAATATTAGAGGCTGATACTCCGCCTGCATACGTAGGTTGGTCAGCAGTTGCGTCAGCAGCCAATGGATTGTTAGGTCCAAGGTACTTGTGAACAAATACATCAGTTCCGCCTATTGTAAACATTTCAAGGATCTGTCTGTCTAAAAACGTATAATCCTTGCCCTTTTCCGGTTTGTATAACGACAATCTGGGCAAATTGGTTCTCCTATTATTATACATATTTATCGTAACGATAAATACTAATGGAGAGATTTAAAATATGGCAAACACAACTACAAAGAAACAAGAAATTTTTGACTATGTATATGCTATGTTAGGTGGCGGAATGGTAGATGTCGAACTTGACCCTGTACATTATGAAACTGCACTAACAAAAGCACTTACTCGGTATCGTCAAAGAAGTGACCATTCTGCAGAAGAATCGTACTTGTTTATGCCGACTATTGTAGATCAAAATACATACACACTTCCAAACGAAGTAATGGAAGTAAGAACAATATTCCGCAGAAGTGTAGGATCAAGAAGCGGCGGCGGAGATGGCGGTAGTATATTTGAACCGTTTAACTTAGCATACACAAATACATATTTGCTTTCTGGTTCTAATATGGGAGGACTAGCAACATACGATATGTTTAGTCAGTACCAAGAACTAGTAGGAAGAATGTTTGGTTCGTTTATTGAGTTCAATTGGAACAGTGTTACTAAGCAACTAACAATGTTACAACGTCCAAGAGCAGAAGAAACATTGATGTTGTACTGTTACAACTATCGTCCGGACGAATCTTTGTTTTCGGACTATATGGCAATTGATTGGATTAAAAGTTATACACTTGCTACATGTAAATTCATGTTAGGTGAAGCTCGTTCAAAGTTTGCTACGATTGCAGGACCACAAGGCGGGTCACAACTTAACGGTGATACTCTTAAAGCAGAAGCACAAGCCGAAATGGAAAAACTAGAGAACGAAGTATCAATGGCAATGGCAGGCGGTACTGGTTACGGATTTACTATAGGCTAATTCAAAAAAAGACTTGACATTGGAGAAGAATCGTTATATAATGTAACAATGCAATATATAACAACTCCAATGTGGTCTGTTCCACTATTCAAAACAAACATAGGCAAGCCTGATCCAATTACAATGGCTTGGATTAGAAACTTAGATTATCCACACGAAGCATCGGGGCATGATCATACTGATGACAAGTATATACTAGAACGTCCTAAACTTAAAACATTAAAAGCCCAAATTAAGTCAGCATGTGATTTTTTTGTACATCAAGAATTGGGTGTTGAAGACGGTGTTAATTTTGAAATACAAAATAGCTGGATAAACCGACACAAGCAAGGTGAAAACAATACCCTACACTGGCATTCAAATGCAATGTTAAGTGCAGTATACTATATTCAAAATGAACCAGGTGCAGGCGATATTTTGTTTAGGCGCTCGCACAGTTACTACAATTTATTTCATGACACTGTTCGAGTTGAGTTTAAACAAGATTCGATGAATCAGTATAATATGGATACTATTGCACATAAACCAAAATCCGGCGACCTTATTATATTTCCGTCACATTGTGAACATATGGTTACTGCTAATGAAACACAAAGCGAACGTTATAGTTTAGCATTTAACTTATTTGCTAGAGGACACGTCGGCGCTGGAACATCGCAGATAAAGCTATGAATCATCAAGTTATTCCTTTATTTTCTGTTCCGTTATTTAAAAGTAATATTGGCCCCCTTGATGTTATTACTATGGCATGGGTTAAAAACTTACAATATCCTCTACAAGCAGTAGGCCACGACGGAACAGACGATCATTTGCCCCAACATAAACAAGGCATGCATATACTACACAATAAAAAACTTAAAAAACTTAAAATATTAATACAACAATCTATTGATTATTTTGCTCACGAAGTACTAGACATTGAAGATCATATTAATTTTGAAATACAAGCAAGTTGGATTAATAAAATTGATGCAGGAGCAGGCAGTGCAGATATTGTAAGTCACGGACACGCAGGATCAATGATTAGCGGAGTATATTATATTGATGCAGATTCTACAACTGCTCCAATAACTTTTGAAAAAGCATATATGTATCCTAACTTGTTTCATAATAGCGTACCATTAACATATAAAAAGAAAAACTACAACCAGTACAATATACAACAATTTACAACAAATCCTGTAACAGGAGACATATTATTATTTCCGTCACACTTACAGCATAAAGTAGATCGCTTAGATAGTAAAAAAGATAGATATGGCATTGCATTTAACTGTTTTGCTAAAGGTAATATTGGATATGGATCAGAACAAATAACTTTATAGGAAAAAAAATGATTATCGGAATATGTGGGTTAATTGGCGGCGGCAAAGGTACTGTTGGTGATATACTGGTAGAACAATACGGATTTAAAAAGTTATCATTTGCAGATAAACTTAAAGATGCTGTTGCAGATATGTTTGACTGGGATCGAGAACTACTAGAGGGTATAACAGACAAAAGTAGAGAATGGCGTGAACAACGTGACGACTTTTGGTCTAAGGAAACTGGCAGGAAAATAACTCCTAGACTAGTACTACAGGAATTTGGCACAGACTGCATGCGAAAAGGGTTCTATGACGGCATATGGGTTAGTATGGTCAAGCGTGAAATTATGCAGAATCCAAATACAAATTATGTTATTCCGGATGTGCGATTTCCTAACGAAGGATTAATGATTAATGCACTAGGCGGAAATGTCTGGAGAGTGCGCAGAGGTGATGATCCGGTGTGGTTACGCATGTATGAAGACATTGGAGTAGAACCTAAAGAAGTACATCAGTCAGAGTATAAGTGGTGCAGTATCGATCATAGTGCAATAATAGAAAATAACAGTACTATGGACTATCTTAAAAATCTGGTAGCAAGTCACCTTGCTTCCACTTCTTCCCAACTTTCTGAATAATACGCTGGCAGTTCGCACATACTGTTTTTAAATTAGTATGTGACGAATTGTTTAAGTCTCCGTCTATGTGAAATACATTAAACTGCTCTGGATGAGGACTTGTGTAATTACATTTTTCACAGTAGTTTTTCTTATTGTATCCAGCTTGTTTCCATTTAGGAATTCCGTGGTGTATTCCGTTACGCAAACACACTTCACATCGCTTGCGATAGTATACTCTATTGCCTTTTTTGTAATTTATAGCGGCAGGTCTTTGTCTACAAATGCATAATGGTCTCATATTGTATTTACCTCACCTTTTCACCCCCTTTTATTAGGCGTATCTAGCGGTGTTATTGTTAGAATCATATAAATAATAGTGAACATACTTATTAGGAGAAACAGAAATGGCGTTATCATCCCCAGGTGTTGAGGTTAAGGTAATAGACGAATCGTTCTATACACCTGCAGAACCCGGCACTGTACCAATGATTTTTATAGCCTCCGC